TTCTTTATCAAATTTGTTTATTTCTATTTTCATTCAATCACCTCATGCTTTTCATCAACATGCTCAGTAGGATAGCCACAAACGCATCTTACACAAATTATATCATTGGCTTTTTCATATACTCTTTTACAATTTGGACATTTAAATATTTTCATTATTTATCTCCTTTACTTGTTCTTTAAACACACTATCATCTTTAATATTATAAAGTAGTTGGACAACTTGATAGAGTTCATCCATATGATATTTAAATTTGAGTACTGCTAAGTCATCGCGTAATTCTTTTGGCATTTTCATTGTTGTATTTTTATTTGTCATCTTGTTTTTGTGGTTGAGGATATATTGGGCATATTCCTTCTTTAGTTCCTCTCCAAAATTCACACTTTTCAATGTGTTTTTGTCTTGGTGATTTTTCTTGTATTTTTTCGTATACCATGATTATATTAATATATTTTAGTATATAAATATATATAAATTTGAATATATATGTTTGAGTATATAAGTATTTAAATATAATAATATATTTTAATTATGGCTGTTTTTAGCAAATTTATATAAATTTTATATAATTTAAAATTTTATTTTTTTTTGATTTACCTTGTAGAAATAAGCTCATTTATTTTTTTATAAGGTAAAAAAAATGGAAGAATTTCCAGTTTTTTAGCTTTTTTTGATATTTTTAAAAAATTTTACCTTGTGAATTAAGGGCATTAAGTACTATTTTATTACTTTGTATATAAATTTAATAAAATATACACGTATACACTTTTTTATTACTTAAAGTACTTAAATAATTATAGTCTTATATTATTATATTGTTATATAAATTAATTCTATGTGTTTATAAAGAATCTTTTATTGTAATTAATATGATACAAAAGAATTTGCAGATAAGAGAAGACCAAGAAGATTTTTTGAAAGACCAAACAAAGTCATTTAACTTTTCAAAATTTGTAAGAAATGGATTAGATGAATATATTAAATTTAAGAAAGAATTAAAAGGAGGTTAAAATTATGAGCAAAGAAAAATTTAGACAATTTGATGAAAAGGAAAGAAAGTTTACTGAAGCCAATCTTGTAGGAAGAGAAGAAGAATTGAGTCATATGAAATTGATGATTGAATATAATGATTTTATGATTGAGAAGATGTTATATAGTAATTATTTAGAAAAACAAAGAGGATATGTTAAGCAGAATAAAGATTTTAAGGCTGAAGTTATTGAACTTGAAACGATTATCAAAATTACTAAAAAGCAATTGGTTGAAGGTGTTAAGATTATTAAACAAGATGTCAGGATGGTCGACTAGTAAATGTATGGTTTTAACGGGCATAGACATAGGTAGAATCAATTTAAATGAAAAAGCTGATAAATATATTAACAAACATGAAAGGAGGTAATAATTAAGATGGCAGATAGTATTGGAATTAGTAGAGTTCCAACGAATGAAGAGATGCAAGACTACAAACAATTAGGTGCGAGTTCACTTAATATGATGTTTTTGAAAGAGTTAGCAACAGTTAATCATGAGTTTACAAAAAATCACGAACCTTTTGATGCACAATGTGCAAAGATAGATTTCAATGACAGATTGGAAGCAATTGAGAAAGAAAGTCAAAGAAAATTTGGATATGTAAGACAATCTGATATTTCAAAAGTTGAATTTGGAGATTTGAAAAAGTATGGTGACAAGAAACGATTCACAATTGAAGGAGATGACGAAGAGATTGAAATTCAGAACGTGAATAACACAAGAACAGGAGTTTTGGTTGGTCATACTGTGAAGTATGTTTGTACAGAAAGACAACATGGTTGTAGCGTATTCATTCCTTTGGAAGCTTATAAGGAGAGATTTGAAAAGAAAACTAAGGATAAGGAGGAATAGTTAGATAGTTATGTAACAATAATTTAACAACAATGGGAGACAAAAATTTTGGTAAACGCGGGTTTGGCAGTAGACCGAAAGAGGTTGATGATAGGTATAGAGCTATGGCTAAGGGAGTTCCTAGGAAGAGAGTCTGGACTAGAGAAAAATGTATTGAAGAGCTAGAAGAGTGTATGACACTTTTTAAAAAGATTTTAAGGACTGATGAAAAGCTCAATAAAGGTAATCCAGTTAAGTTAAAATCTGAAAGCATTAGAGATTTGAATAATATGCAGAATAGAATGTTGCAGTTTATGCAATATTTATATCCTGTAGTTCAAAAGAGTGTAAATCTTAATATTGATGTTACCGCCGACGCTGTTATTGAGAGATTGAAGAATTGGAAGAGGGACCAGCTCGCTGTTAAAGAAATAAAAGAAGTTGAGGTGGTAAAAGATGAAAATTGATAACTATAGAGAATACTTAATGTCAGACGATTGGAGAGAAAGACGAAAAGAATTAATGGAAGACGCCGGTGGTGTATGTGCCGATTGTGGAGACAAAGCCACACAACTACACCATGAGAATTACGATAATTTGGGAAGTGAGGAATTGGATATTGATGTTGTAGCATTGTGTACTAATTGTCATAAAGAGAGACATGGCAATAAAGATGGTATGGATGGTTATGACGATTATGGAATGTGACCATGAGTTATATGAGGTAATGATAAATGACCATGGCGTATACGAATTTGTTGATTTCTTTTTTTGTAAGAAATGTAGGAAGATGTTTAAGAAAACATTAAATGAAGTAACATGGTAAATGAGCAAATTGAATTAAGTGTGGAAGACTTTGAGAATCCTGTTGGATTTCAAGTAGGTTATCTTAATCAAATTCCACATAAGAAACAAGAGGAAGTTCTATTAAACCCCAAAAAGAATAAAGTGATTGTTTGTGGAAGAAGAGCTGGTAAGTCACAAATGATTGCTGCTGAATTGATTAGAGGAGCTGTACTGAATATTTATCGAAAACAAATTGTTATAGCTCCTACCTATAAGCAAGCAATTATTGTTTTTAAGAAAATGATTGAATTGATGCAAATTGCAAAGGTGGATGATGATATTGAAAAGACTCTTAAATCACCACATCCCCAAATTGTATTTAAGAGTGAGTGTATTGTTGATTTTGGTAGTGCTGATAATCCGGATAGTTTGAGAGGTGAGGCATATGATAGAGTATTTCTAGATGAGGGTGAGTTTATTAAAGAAGAAGCAATGAATGCTATTAGACCTTTGATATATGATACTGGTGCTCCTTTGTGGATTACTACAACTCCTTGGAGGAGGAACTTTGTTTGGGAGTTCTGGAAAAGAGGTTTAGCAAATGATGAAGATTGGGCTAGTTTTAATTATTGTTATTTGGATAATCCGTATATTACTGATGAGGGTAAGAAAGAGATTGAGAAAGACATTTTGGAGTGGGGTAAAGACAGTTTGTATGTACAAGCAGAGATTTTTGGGAAGTATACAAGTAATACGGATTGTTATTTTGATATGGATGATGTTATGTTTTGTGTTCAGAAAGATTGTGACCATGGCTTACCACATCCAAAGAAAAGATATGTCGCTGGTGTTGATTGTGCTGGTATGGGGGAAGATAAAAGCGTCTGTGTGGTATTGGAGATTGATTCTATGAGGCAGAAGTATGGTGTTATTGAAATATTTTATTTAGATAAGAATAGACCAAGGGAACTTGTTGTTTTATTGCAAGATATTGATAGAAAGTATAATTTGGAGAAGTTGTATATTGATAAGACGGGATTAGGAGAAGGACCGGCTGATTGGATAGGGATGGAGATTGGTTATGACAAGGTTGAGGATATTAGGTTTAGTACGGTGAGCAAGATGGATATGTATAGTAATTTGAAGATGTGGTTACAGAAAAGGAAGGTAACCTATTCTGGTAAAGAGAAGATAGAAACTCCAACTTTAATATTACCAGATAATAAGATATTGTTAAGGGAGATGATGGAATTGCGATATGAGAGAATGCCAAATAAGACGATTAAGATACATCATCCTGATGGCGATAAGTATCATGACGATTATGTAGACGCTTTGGCATTGGCTTGTTTGTGGTTGAAAGAAGAAGAGACTGAAGAGTATGAGAGTTTTATAATGTAAATCGTTTTTATATAATTTAATTCTATGTTTTTATAAAGATGCTAATATATTATATTATATTAGATTATAATGGTAAAGCAAGACCCAAAAATTGCATTGAAAGAAGAAACTAAATTACTCCTGGATGGTTGTCGGATTTATAGTAGAGAAACATATGATGACATTGTAAAACGATTGTTACCAAATAAATAAAATGGGAATAAAAGAATTTTTTGGAATGAGAAAGATTAGCGAAGATATTTTTGAGTATGATGCACAAGTTATTACTAACAAATTGGATACTACAACATCTGATAAGCCAAATTTTAAAGGAGAAGTCAAATCTAATACAATTAAGTTTCCTGTTGAGCTAGGAGAAGAACATCCATTTGATTTTGCAATAACAGAAGGGCTTTATAAGAATTTTGGATTTTCTACAGGTGTTGTTGATAAGTATGTTGATTACATTATGGGTCCTGGATATTGGGTGAGTAGTGATGATGAAAAAGCATTAGCAATTATTGAAACATTTAATCAGGATGTTGAAATAGATACAGTATTAAGAGGATGGATTAAAGAGGCTCTTGTAAAAAATGGTTTTTTAGAGATTGGCGGAAAAAAAGATGAACCACCAAAAGGATTAAAGATTTTAGATTCAAAATATATGTATGTGAAGCGAGATAAGAAAGGAAGTGTCAAAGGTTTTAATCAATATAGAGGTGGATTTGATAAGTTTGCTAAAGAAAAGATAATTTCATTTGAACCATACCAGATAGCACATCTTTCATTTAATAAGATTGGTGATATGCCTTATGGACTAGGAATTATGTATCCTGCTATAAACACAATTAATAATTTGTTGCAGAATGAAAAAGATTTACATATGTTGATGAATAGAAAAGCAAATAGTCCATACCACATTAAGTTAGGAGGAATTGTTGGTGGAAGATATTTGAAACCATCTGCCGCCGCTATTACAAAATGGGGAGGAGATTTAAGCTGGTTGACTAATAAGCATGAATGGGTAACAGATGCTTTGACTGAAATTAAAACTGTAGATTTTGGGAATATTGGTGAGAAGTTTAATGAGGTGTTGAAATATGATAAAGAAATGCTGATGTATACATTCCAAGTACCATCTGTGCTTATGGGAACAGCAAATGTTAATGAAGGGATTGCTAAAGTACAAATGGATGGCTTTGAGAGACGAATTACTTCTTTTCAAGCAGAGATAGAGAAGATTGTTGAGCAAAAAATATACAAAAGAGTTTTAGATTATAACAAAATTGATGCTCATGTGGAATTTAATTGGGGAAGACCGTCAAATGCAGAAAGATATGAGAGGATTGATAGATTAGCAAATATTATGAAGACTCCTACTATATCAATGAGTTTAGTTAAGTTGTTAGAGGTAGATTTGGTTAAAACACTTGAATTAGATGAGGATGAATATATAAAATTGAGCGGGGAAGAAGATAAGCAGAAAGAAGAAGAAAGAAAAAGGGAACAAGAAAGGCCGCAACCATTAATTCCTGGACAAAATGCTAAACCTGCTCCAGCTAAACGACCAACAAGAGAAAGTCTTACTGTTATAGAGGATACAAATAAATATAAACAGATTCACGAATGGCTAGGATTTAATTATAAAGAATATGTAAAAAGTATTGAGTCTTTTATTGATGAAGATACATTTGAATTGATTAAAGCGTCAACTGTATTGGAAGCTACTGCAGGTAAATTGACTGAATCACAAGTAACCACATTTAAAGGGATTTTAAAGAATGGATTTAAGAAAGGTGATAGCATTAATGATATGATAAGTAAAGTAGATTCTAAAGTTGGCTTAAAAGATTTGTTAAAGATGGAGGATGGTCAAATTGTTAAAAAGGATGGTAAATCAGTTTTGGTTAGAAGTAAAGAAACAAGAGGGGCATTATTAGTAAGGACAGAGGTTACAAGAACGGCTAATGCTGGAGCTATTAATCATTTTAAAGAAGGAGGAGTTAAGAAAATCCGATGGGTTGCATCTGCTGGGACTAGGACATGCCCTATATGTGCCAGTTTAGATGGAAATGTTTATGAGATTGATGACCATCCGGCAATACCTGTACACCCTATGTGTAGATGTATGGTTGTTCCTGTTTCTGAATTAAAATAAAATGGCAGACAGACCAATTTGCGCAATTGAAGGATGTACTAATCCCGCATTAGTATTATTTGGGAATGAATGGATTTGTGGTGGGTGTTTAACTAGATATGATAGAAAAATTAAGGAAGAACAATTTAATAAACTTCAGGAAGTGTTAAAAAATGGTCGTTAAGATTTGTCCAAGATGTCAACAGCGATATATTGTAGACCCTCATTGTGAAGATTTTGTTCATGAATGTAATTCTGGTAATGATACATTAGATAATGAAGATGTGGTTGTGATTGGTGGGTGGTCAGATTATTCTGGAAGTGGAAAAGGTAATAATGCCTTAACTCAAGGAACTGAAAATGAATTGTTTGGAACTAGAGCTGATATTGAAGGAGAAGATGATGAACCAGTTACCAAAAGAGGAAATAGGGCATCTACAAGAAGACAAAGACAACATTTAGAATTTATAAATTTAAAGGGAGGTAATTAAATGAAAAAACTAGACATAATGAGAAATAGAAAAGATGAGCATTGGGATATAGTAGGTGGTAAAGTCCAAAGAGTTATCCCTGACAAAGTTGTAGGTCCAATTGTTGAGCATGGCATCAAAGAAATAATAATTTCTACTGATATTAAAGAGAAGGAGAATAAAAAATCGAAAAAGAAGAAATTGAAGAAAGTATTGAAGTAAAGGTTACTGAAACTCCTGATGAGCAAGAGGAAAGAATAAAAGATGTATCATTTAGTATGAATACTGTTAGTTCTGGTAAAGCAACCTATGTTACCCAAAAAATAAACGGTGAATTAGAAGGAATTCTTATTTTATCAGATAAACAAATTGCAGTAAACATATTTTTAGGAGATACAGACATTTTAGTGTTTGCAATTAATAGTATTCAAGGACAAAATTATATTCCTGTCAGATTAGGAGTTGTTGATTGTGAAGGAGTTAATTTTAGAGATGCTCCTACAAAATGGATACT